ATAAGGGGAATACTGAACAAAAGTGTAATCCACTCATCCTTCCAGCTATTCTCTGTAGCCTTCATTGCGGCTATGTCCCAGTCTATTTCACCTGTAGCTATCTTCATCTTAGTTTCAGCTTCTGCTTTCTTTACAGCAGTCTTACCTTCGATCATAGTACCAGCTAAATTAGCTACTTGACCTATTAAGTTTAGTCCTAACATTATCCGTTATTACCTTTCACTTCTTTCTTGCTCATATTAGTAACGCCAAAGAATACGCCAACTATACCAGCAACTGATAGGAAGTAAATGGAAGCCATAGAACCTATGATAGAAGACGCTTGATCTAATCCTAATGCACTAGCTAATACGACACAAAAAGGATAGGCAAGCATACCTGTTAGGCAGAACCAAGCCATTCGTCTTTGTGCATCTCTTTGTGCATCTTCATCATCTAGTCGTCTTCGTCTATCTTCTAGTTCAAGAGCTTCCCACTCTGATCTATCTATAGTGCCACTTCCATCTTTATCTACTTTATCAAATTCACTCATTCTTAAGAGTAGTCCATGCACCCCAAGCGATAGCTACACCAGCGGCAATGTTGTCGATTGAGTTAGGTAGCAATATTACAACTACTCCAAGTCCAAGTAGAGCAACTCCGTCCCATGTAGTTCTCTCTTTTAATCTATCTTTAATCCAATTCATATTAGTCTCCTAATCTGCCAAAGGGTTATCTAACGCCCTTTGTAATTTATCCATTAACTTATTTTCGAGTTCCTTCATCGAGCCACTTTGTGATACTCTGACACGTTCTCTCTGGTTCTCAAAGCGAACCTCAGCATCATCAATCATCTTACGTACCTTGTCTTCATTGTCACGTACCATGTCTTCTACTCTATCTGTCTGCTGTTCTATTCGTAACAGATCATCTTTCAAGCCATTCTTAATATCTCTAGTGTATTCTACACTCTCTTCAACCTTATCAGATATACCAGATACCTTAGCATCCATGACATCCATCTGTTGTTGATAAGCACTTAAGTCTAGACCAGCGACTTCCTCAATCTTTTGATACATAACAAAACCACCATACAATCCAGCAACCACAGTGGAAATAAAGGTTATGATTGCTAACACAGATGCAAAAGACATCTTAACATTACCAGCTTTAATCTGTTTATCTGCAAGGTTATCAAATTCTGTGAGATCTACCATTAGTTTTCAAAGTCCATGTTGTCATTAGATTGTAAGTTCTTTAGTGCGTCCAACTCATCTCTTAGTTTCTGTATCTCTAACCTACGTTGTGCAAGTTCTACTTGATATAAGTCATTACAGTTTATACGAGATTTAGGTCTATCTAAAGGTATAACTATACGTGCATACACACCTATGTCTTTATCTCTATTTGCAGTGTCAAAGCTAGACAGTACACCAGTTACACCATACTCAAGGTTTATACCACCACCTACAGCATTACTACAACGTAAATTGTTTGCAGAGAAACTATCTGATTGATAATTCATTGGTGGACTAGGTAACGACAAAGCGAGTGAACTGCTCTCTGCAAAAGCAGAGCTAGATAAAATACATAGAAGTGCGGTTAATCTCATGCTGGCATACCATCAAGTCGAGAACAAATCCTAGAAGATACTAAGGTTTTTGATTCGAGTTGCCTTTTAACTTTAGAGGTTGTGCATACATAGGTAGCTTCATCCATATCGGACTTACGAATGTATACGCTGAAATTCTTACGGGTTTTATATCCTACTTTAATAATTCTGTATGTTGCAGAGAAAGGTATGCTCTTCCAGTTTAAGTCGTACACACCTATCTCATAATACTTGATCTCTTCCCTTGAATTAAACAAGGACATATCAATCTTAACTACACCAGTAACATGAGATGGTTTAACAACTGGGTAAGCTGGTGTCATCTCATGCCCTGTAGTAGAAAATGCCCACAGTAGAAAAAGTACTGTTAACCTACTTAGCAATACAGCTGGCCTGTACCACTGCGGTATAGACCCCTCCGACGAAAGGTTTTGATGCGGCATAAGTAGCACTAGAAGCTGTAGAGAACCATGTAGAACCTGCAACTGTTAAGTCAAATACTGTAGTGTTGTCGTATACAACCTTAGCGGCATCGTAGCCTGACATACCTGCATCACTTGTTTGTGTAACACTAGTACTACCTGTCCATGCTACTGTATCAGTTAAGGCTGGAGAAGAACTAAAGGATGTTGGATGTGTAATGTTAGCTGTGTAGTAGTTAGCTAATGCTACATCAAATCTAATGACTGGTAGAACACCACCATCAGCAGGTGTAGTACTTAATGTACTAGCTGTTGGATTGCCATACACACCACTCTTTGTTGTTTGAATGACACACTTAGCCTCTACATTACCTGTAATATCTACATCAGCGTATGCTGGTAGTGCTAAGAGTGAAAGTATTGCTATTGAATATTTCATTGTAATCCTCATTTATTATATTGCATGTCTATCATTTGCTCATGCAGTATTTGTTGTGCTAAATTATTACGTAAGGCTTTCTTGTTATCAGGGATTGTACCATCTTGTAGTTGGGTAGCATCACTAAGTGTACCACCATTTATCTTTGCATTATAATACATATTGATATTAGTCTGTTGGTTTATTGCCATGATAATAGTATCTTGACCTTGTGTTCTAAGTAGAGTTAAGGCATTAGCTGAAGCTGTTAGACCCATCTCAATACGTGTGTCTTCCTCTTCATCTTCTTCATCTTTTATAATGTTACCTTCTTCATCGTACTTAAATTCTGTCTCAGCATCTATAACATTAAGTACAGACTCATCCTCTAAGGCATCATATATTTCTACTTCGGGTATATCAGGTATAGGTTCAATGTATCCTGCACATGATGGATCAGACTGTGGATCGTAACACCTGTCAACTCTGTAACTATATATAACACTAGCATCCTCTACAGTACCTTCGCCCTCAACTTCAATAAAACCAGTACCCCAATTATCTGAAGGAATATTAGATAATGCAAAAGACTTAACTATAGTATTACTAGGAACACCTGACCAATCGTCTGTCTCTCTAAACGTGTAGCCATCACCAGTAGCATTGTGGTTGCCAATATGAACCTTCATAGCGTCTTCTGTATTCTTAACTGTAGTATACCTATATATTAATCCATTAATGTCTAAACCTGCTACGTCTGGTAACACAGAAGGCATACCCCAACTTAATGAAGTACTAGCCGCATTACCTGTAGCTCCGTAGTAGTATGGCTCAGAGTAACAATAGGAAGGCAAGGCTACTAAGAATAACACCCAACCCAATCTTTGTTTCACCATTCTCATCAAACATCCTTTTGATTACATTGTTTTGATCTCTTTCGATCTCTTCTTCTACAGCTTCCATTTCCCATGCAAGCCTAGCTTTATCCCCCACCAACCCCATGTGGGGACAGGGCGTCCCCGCGTTGAGCATTGCGGAGAAAATTCTTTCGTCCTGACACATAATAGATACTGCGGCGACCTTCATACCCATATCGTACATAGTCTTAGCGTTCTTGAGCTTCTCACAGTTCATGTCCCTCACTGTACGACCAGCAGAGATACCTAGTATCTGTGTTTGCACAGCACCAGCAACTCCTACAGTACATAAGTCGGAGTTACTTGCACTGATCTGTGGTGATATAGCTGAAGGTGGTGGGCTGTTAATAGTTGTGTCCATAGTACCATCAGATGTAACTGTACTCTCTGATTTAATTGTGTCGTCATCAGCAAATGCAGGGCTACTGATTAGTAGGGTAAGTAGTATAAGTAGGGGTTTCATCTTCTCTCCACGAGTCTATCTAACTTTTCTTCTATCCTGTCAAACTTACCCATTATCTGACTGAGAACCTGAGTAGATTCAACCTTTGTAACATACTCTTCTCTAGTACGATTTAATAATATTTGTAGCCTTTGCATTTCAACCACATAACCACGTAGTACAAAACCAATAAAGCCAACTCCTAGTGTTAGGACACTACTCCATAGATCAGTCATTTCCATAATCTTATTTCCTTACTGTCTATAACCAATTAAGTTAAACGTAAAAATAAACTACCTTGGCTACTTACACAAACCGCCATACATCTCCACGTACCTGACTGGTAAGATCCTGTGTGAAAACCACCTGAGTTGGTACTTGCAGGTCTTACTAAAGTTCCAGAAACTATGTCACCAGAGGCAAGAGTACCACTGTTGTATTGCATAAAAGAGTAAGTCCCAATCGTAGCAAAAGTAGAAGGAGGGGTTGTTTCGTTAGCTAATACAGAAGCCTTAAGTTTAGCTGGAGATATTAAACTCTCAGTAGTGCCTGTGCCTGTATTCCAAGTACTTTGTAGTTGATCCCCAATAAGTCCAGTTGTAGATCCACCTGTAGTTACTACTTTAGTATCATTTATTATAGAAGTTTCATTTGTGCTTTGATTTAAGTAGAAAACATTAATCCAAGTACTATCAGTTTCATCTCTAACTTTTAGTATGTTATTAGTTGTATCATACCAAAACATATTAGCATAAGTTGTTGTGGGAGCAGAAGACCCACTATTGTTACTAGCAAGGGCTTGCAGTCCATTGTTTATATCAGCCCTTGCACTACTGGCAGTCTGGTTAGCTATAGAAAAGTCATGTTGTGACATATATTAGTACTCCACTGTGGCACTAAGTGCCGATATATTAGGGGTTATTTTAGGTCCTGTATTAGAAAGGGTAGCTCTAAACTCTACATACCTACCTACAATCTCTCCAGAAGCATCCACGAAAGATGCACTAGCTAAGTTAGATACTGTATCTGCGGCTCTAGCCTCTACTATAACAGCGTAGTCTGAGAACTCTGCGTCTTCGTCAGTCCAAGTATCGAAGTTGTTAGGCCAAGTATCCCAGTTGTTAGGTATATCATCCCAGTTTAATTCTCCATTAACAGCATCTTGATGTTTACGAGCTACAGTAATAGCATAGGATAACCTAACTGTACGAGATGTACCTACATCAAAATAACTATTCCCATCATGGTTAAAGTCATAAGCCCCAGTGGAATTTGCGTTAGCAAAACTAGTCATAAATAAGTTACCGCCTGAAACAGTTAGGTTAGTTTTAGACCCACTAAAGTTTGGGTTTTCTGTATCTGTATCAGATGCACCTAACTGTGGTAATTCACTACTTGCGATAATAACAGCAGTTGCTGTATTACTTTCGTTTCCTGTCTTATCTACAGATGACACAAAGAACTTACCAGCAAGTGCAGGGAAGGAAACAGACGTAGCTGGCCTAGCAATCTTCTCTACCTTTATTAAAGTAGAAGCATCTCCAAAGTTTGCAGATGAGTTTGATGAGTAATATAACTTATAGTGGGATAGATCTAAAGCAGAAACTGGCGACCAGTTAAAGAAAGCAGTACCCCCCGATAGTAAATGGGTTAAGTTAGTAGGTGCAGAAGGTGGTGTAGTATCATGCGTTACATTAAAAGTAGTTGTAACTGTAGTTCCTTTATAACCAAGTGCATTAACAGGGGTAACTGATATAGTATAGTTTATAGCTGGTTCATCTATTTGTGGTACATCTATACCTACTACTTCAAATCTACCTGCTGTATTACCTTCGTTAACAAGTATAGCTTGACCTACAGACTTAAAGTCTGAATCACTTGTTTTCTTATATTTAACTATAACTGATTCGACACGTTCTATATCATTTGACGTTGCCTCTATAACAAGTACGTTAACAACACTCTCGTTAACCTCTCTGTATTCTTTACTTATAGCAACACCAACATTAGGTACATCATAGTAAGGAAGAAGAGTAGTATTATTACTAACAATATCTTGTTCGTCCGCTGGACCAAAACCGAAAGCAGAAGAACTACTCTCTCTCATAGTCATAGAAACCCTTAAGTCCCCACCTTCTACATTAGGAGATAACTTCCAATCAGTAACCTCAAACGTCTTCTCATTACCTGTAGTCCATCCGTACCTATCGTTCCTAAACTTAATGAAGTCACCAACCTCAATGTCTAGAGCGTTAAGACCAAACTCTGCCTTAAGTGTAAGTTGTTCTCTATTTCTATACAGCATCTGTTTTGCAAGCCTTTGAGCCGCAATAGGATTAGTAGTATAAGGTAGTGCTAAGTCTAATATAGACTCTAAGTTATTATCTTCAGTTAGAAACACACTAGAGTTAATTTGAGGGTAATCAGTACTGACCCAACCTTTATTCTCATCTATAAATGTACCTCTTACCGCATTAAAGTTATTTGACATAGACATCTTAGTATCTAAGGATATACCACTTCTAAGATCATCTAGCGTAAGTATTTTGGTAGGGTTAACAAAAGCTCCAACGAATAGTCTCCAAGCACCAGCACCCCAAAATAAAGTACCTCCACATGAAGTCATCATTTCTTGTAGTACATTACCAAAACTTTGACTTGCTTGTACCACACCGTTTATTGTGTATTGCTTTGAGCTATCAGATAATATAGTAGTATCTTCAGATACAGATGCGGCCTCTTCAAAAGTGGCATAGTCAATACTACTATCTTCTAGTCCGTAATCGGATGATATAAAGTCTCTTATTACCCAAGCGGCATTATCAGTCCATACAGGTGTTTGTGCTACACCATTAATTGTAGTTACTAATTTCTTACCTTTTACTATAGCAGTTACTGCTGGAAGACCTCCTGAGAAAACAGTTGAGTCATACTCAAACCTACAGTATAAATAAGCTATACCTTTACCTATAAAGTTAGAATCAACAGATGTCTCAGCGTGTAGAGTTGTAGCTAAAGTTTCAGTGGAGTTAGCAAAAGCGTCTGTCGCACTTGTTTGACTTCCATCGTGTATATATATTTTAACTTTATCTCCCCAGAAATCAGTAGTAACATCTTCATTAGACATAGTAACTACATTATCACCAAGGTAGATGCTTTCAACGCTATCTATCTCATGTCCAGCTAAAGATATTACTTGATGAAGAACCTTACGGTTTACTCCAGTAACCTCTTGGAAGGTAATTGTACCGCCTTTTCTAACTCTACCATAAATAAACTGCATGGGAGCTAAAGCATTTTTATTGTTAACTTGTAGTCCATTAGAGTTGTTAGGGTTTAGATCAGGTTTTGGGGTTAGTGCAGTTATTAAAGCTGTTGTTACCATACTTATCGCGAGATAAGTTAAAGCATAAACTGTGTAGTAAGTAGCCGCAGAAGCTGAAGCACCTACTATAAAAGTTGTAATAGCTGATACTGGATCTTTAGGTGCTACTTCATGTATATTTTTGTGTCGTAATACGTTAAAAGGAGTGTTGTGTTTATTTATTGACATACCCAAGAACTTTCTACATCTTCAATGTTTAATCTTATTAGACCTTCCCTGTTGAGGAAGACAGCCCTAGAGCCGATGGAAATACCCAGAGCTACTCCAGTTATCCAGCGACACCCTTTCTTAGTTGTAACTAGACTTCCAAATACAGGTCTCTCAATTCTAGTTAGTTTAGTAGCTAACCCTTCATCTAAAGAGTTGAAACCAAAGTCATCTCTTACACTTCTTGGACCTTTAGGATGTACGCCATTACTTTGCATATACAAACCTTCCCAATCATCAGCATAACCTACACCATGCATAGCTCTAAATGCACCATTGGTAAAAGTGAAACAGTCATGTACACCCCACTCAAAGGGTATACCTATCATTTTATCTAAGTAAGAGTTTAATTCGGCTTTCCCCATATCAATGTTTGATCTTGTATTGATTGTACGTAGGAAAAGAAAGTATCTCCATCATATCGGGATTGATGATTTTCATTTGTGTATCTCCATCCACTAGGTCGTTCTAGTTCTATTAGTTTACTTTCTACTGTTAAGTTTATGGTACTTGACTCAGCTTCATCTACAATGCTCATCTTATCCATCTTACCAGAGAATATCTCTACAACAGAAGAGTCACTTTGTTCTCCTAAGTACAACCTCATTACTCTTCTTTGATAAGGTTCTTGTAGGGCTAAAGATACTATAGAGGTTGGTATGCCAGATAGAGTTAGCTCTACAGACTTAGATGATAAATCTCCTACCTCTTCTAAATCTCCAATAGTAAGTAAACTACCTGTACCTGTAAATACTTGATTAGTACCTTGTACATTAATAGTTCTATCACCTAAGCCAGTCCACATACGTAGAGGACCAATATCTATACTATCACCATTTATATCTGTAGTAGTTCTAGTATCAAACATAAGCTCTACAGCGAAGTATGGTTGTATACTATTTCCAATAAGAGCAGACAGTAGTGAGGAAGGTATTGCTCTACTCATCCTACTACCTCCATTGCTCCAAAGGATATACCAAAGAAGCTTGCATTGTTAACCGACCAAGAAGTCTCGTTAGCTGATAACCTAAAGACCCCAGCGGAATTAGTTAGGTCAGCTGATACACTTGATCTAGCTTTCCTTAGCTTAGGCCATATCTCTAATGTACCATCTCCAGATTGATCTTGTAGTACTTTATGTAAAGTAGCATCTGAAGCAGTGCCTAGTTGTATATAGTCACCAGCTTTAAGTGTACCAGTCATAACTACAGCTACAGAACTAGCACCTACAGCACCTGTTATAACAGCAGACGTTGCAGTACCTCTCACAGTCTTAGCTGATGGGTCGTTAAGTAGGAATGTACCTGACATACCCTTTAAGCTCATCAGGAAGCTAATCCAAGCCTCTGCATCGTCTCTATTCAAAGGTGGTAAACTAATGTCAGCTTCCCACATCTCACCATCATAAGATTGTGTCTGTTGCTTATAAGTAAAAGGAGACATAGATACAGCAACTGTATTCTTAGCTCTTAGTTCAATACTAGCCATACCAATGTTAGTAGGTAAAGCGAGGGGGTAAGAAATAGCCATTATGCCATCGCCCTTCCATAGCTACCACCACGTCGTTTAGCATCTAGTACTGCACCTTTAGCACTGTCTGCAATCTGTGGCATCATTTGTCGTATCTCAGCACGTACAGTTTGTTGTACTCCTGTAGATACATTTATGTTTTGTACGATGGTAGTTGAACCACCACCTCCACCAGAATTAGGTGTTATAGTTCCTGACATTGCAGGGGTAAACAACTCTGGACCACGCTCACCTACAGTATAGGATCTACCAGCTTCTACAGGACCACCATTAGCTTTACCTCCGCCAAAAGAACCTGCTGGTGCTGGACCTGTTCCACCTAGTTTTTTATTAATCATTCCTGTAATCTGTTGTACGACATAGATACGATATAAGTCTTTAATAATAGCTACTGCCATACTCTTGAAGGCATCCTTAACAGACTTAGTTCCATCTACCATAGACATCATAGCACTCTCTATTGAACTTGAGAGAGAGTCACGAACCATGTCAGCTTGTGTCTTAAGTTCCTTTAAGCTCTTCTTGCCTTCTTTAGCCCCGAATTTAAAGTACTCACCTAAGCTAAAACCTTCTATACCTTTGAGGGCAACTAACATCTCCTTGAAAGAGTCAATACCAGCCTCATCTCCCATATTACCAAGAGCTTCGGTTAGTATCTCTATTTCGTTTCGTATTTCTGTTATCTTAGTTGTATCAGATGTAATAAATGTACCTACGGAAGAACGACCTTCCCTAAAAGCATTTGCTAATGTTTCACCAAAAGTTTTTGCTTGTGCTACTACATCTTCTCCTTCAGAACCAAAGAAATTATCTACGTCAAATGTAGGTAGGTTTAATTTCTGAGGTAGTTTCTTATTGATAGTATCTACTAGCCAGTTTATCTTAGTTAGTATACCTTCTACAATGTCTCTAAAGGTATTAGCTATGAAACCTTGACTGCCCACTAGATAATTCTTTATCTTATCAATAATGTATTTCCAACCTTCGTATATTGAATTAACAGCCCCAGCTACATTTTGAACAATAGCCTTAAAGGTTTTCTTAACGGGACTTGGAAGCATATCCATAACTTCTAGGAATCCTATATAGAACTTCTTCATCTCTATCTTAAACATTAACACAAACTTATTAAAGATAATACCAGCTTTATCAAATATCTCTTTGTACACTTTAGGCATATAACTTAAGTAAGTAAAGAAGTAAGCTAGTCCTGTAATCATACCGTTAATTAAACTTCCAAATATACCACCTACGTACTTAAAAGCACTGCCTATCTTCTCAAAAGCTGGAGCCGCTGGTTCAAATAACTTCTTAAGATCTCTACCTATTCCCTTAAAGTCAAACTGTAGTTCTTTACCTGCGTTCTTAGCTTTTATTATAGCTGTACCGATAGCTAATGCCGCACCAGCTATAGCACCAAATGCACCAAAGATGCCAAGTAACTGTGGACCCTGTTGACCCAAAGCAACCATAGCACTTGTACCATTCTGTACCTGAGCCGCAAAGTCACCTACTTGGAAACCAGCCTGTTGTATACCCATAGTAAATCTTTTACTGTTCTTAGTAAGTCTACCTTGCTGTATACTTGCCCTACCTACAGCTTTACCCATACCTCTAATTCTATTAGTACCCTTGACAACTTCATCAGAGTTTACTCTTATTTTCATATCATCTTTCATTTGATGTCATAATCCTTATGTATACTGAGTCTAATAGTTTTATAGTTTGTACTTCTCTAGCATCTAGAGGTGTATTAGTTAATTCACACCAAGCTTTTATGTCTGTGTAGGAAAGTGAGTTTGGTCCACTAAAACCTGCTGACCTACCCTGATTGATTGATAGAAAAGAAGACCATAAACTAGACAGAACATCAGGTAGTCTTGGACCATTAAGTTCTTCTAGTTCTCTTCCTAATTGCTTCTCTACCTGCTCTAAGTGTTCTCTCATAGATTTACCGTCTTCATTAGGCTTTGCTAACTTAAACTGATGTTCAGCAAAAGTTAGCAAATGTTCTGTTAGACATTCGTAAAATCCACACTGTCAGCAAGAGCCTCTTCTATCTGGGTTTTAGCCCAAGGTAAGTCTATGTAAATCTCTTTAGCTTTATCTATAGTCAATTCTGGTTGCTCACCATCGTAAGTGATGTTCCAACTCTTAGTTACTTTAGCCATATGTAATATAGCACTAGCTTCTAAGTCCTCAGCAGTAACCTGCATCCTACCTGACTTTTCCATACGCTTAAGTTTAATATTAGTTTGTCGATGTACTTCTGATTTATACTCTTTAGTGTGAGTAGCATACATAACAATAGACATCTGTGTACCATCTTCATTCACAAGAGGCTCATCTGTAGATGGGTTACGTATAAGTACTTCAACAGTGTCAGTCTTTGGGGTTAAGTCTTTTAAGTCCATATCGAGTTTCCTTATCGAGTTCGGGTTAATAAATGGGGAACGCTAGACCCGACACCAACGTCCCCCCACTCTAGCTAGAGTATTCTTTACGAGCGTGTAATACGCAAGTTAGTAGCTTCTGTGCTGTCACGTAATGCGACAAAGCTAAGGTTTACTATTCTGCTTGTAGGACCATCTACGCCTACATCAGCACT